ATCGAAACACTCTCAACAGAGCCTCTCTGTTATATCCAGTCCTCCGAGTTAGATACTCTACATCCTTATTTTGATCTCGTAATTTTCTCCAGATATACAATCCAAACGGATGTAGCCTAGCTGGAATATATCCCATATCTCTATGACTCATAATAGGTCCTCCAATCTCCCCCACCATCCGCATTTATTGACTCGGTTACAGTGAGGATATAAAACAGTGTAAGGATAAGAGGGATCAATACTGTAATATACATCATACTCACCACAATTCGGACACCGAATAGATCTAGCAGTGTTACCCTCTATAGAGGCTCCGATCTTCTCTGCTATTCCCAATCTGAATGAGGCATTATGAAACAGAGCCTCCATTCCCATCTTAGATCCCTCTGTCCTTAGTTCCCATCTCTTGTATCTGTTTTTCTTTGGGTCCTCAAAGACTATCTCAGAATAATCCAAAGAGAGATACTCTCCCTCATTATGATCAGTATGCTGGATTATACTAGCTCCGTTATAATCTGGTATAGCATAGCGATAATACATTCTAGCCACATCAGTTATAGCGGAGCTATCTGGAGAGCCTACTCCAATGGTATTAGCCCATAAATTCTTGGCAGCTATAGAGGCTCTTCTCCAATCTTGGGCTGGTATTGGCTCCGCTAATGGGAGGATAATTCTGTATTTGTGTTTCTCTTCTGTGTGAGAGAATGAAGTATGAAAGAGATAATTGTACTTCTGGAACTTGGCTCTCTCTTCTATGCTGGTTCCATCATCTAGATCATATACTAGACAAGAGACCTGGATGGCATTGGCTCCGCACCTGTTACCATTAAAGATGGTAGGACTCCATAAGGGAAGAGAGTTCTTTTCCTTAACTGGATAACTCTTAGATGGTTTCAGTAGTCCCCTCTTGAGATTATGTAGGTCTATCTCTATAGACTGGGGGACCCTTGAGAATCTATTCTCAAACAGTGATATTTTAAACATCATCCCCCCTAGAATAGTTTGATCTGTCTAGAGTATTCATTGAACCTCTCTACAGTCTTTTGGTGATACTCCGCATCTATCTCCCAAGCATCCAGAGAGATTCCAGCATCATAACAAGCGCAAGCGATAGATCCAGAGCCTAGATGAGTATCCAGAACAGTCTCTCCAGGCTGTACAAATTTATCTAGTAGCCATCTATACAACTCTACAGGTTTCTGAGTTGGATGGATCTTTCCACTGTAACGATTATCGAATTTGAAAAGCGGAGCTGGTTTATCAAAGGATGTCCAAGCCATCTCCCATTGAGAGAAGTTGGTCCAAGGTTGTACCTTATCCCAAGCTATTATACATCTGCTAGGAGGGAGATCAAAGTAATTCCCACCCCAGATAATTTGATTCTGTGATACTCTCATAAGCTGCTCAAAGTACTCTGTATTGGGTGCTTTGTCCCAGCCTGTAGCCTTGCCATAATGAGCAAAAAACGCTCTGTTTCCATATTGTCCCTCTCCTTTTAGTCCTCCACCTTGCCAGCTCTTTTTGTCTAGTCCATAAGGTGGATCTACTATTGCAATTGTATATCGGTTATCCTCCATCTCTCTCATAGCCTCCAAACTACATCCAAGATGGAGATTTATATTAGCCATCTTCCCCCCATTCATATACTGTGAAAAGTGTATGAGGCTCCTCATTCATAGCCCCATAATAATCGCTACAAGATATTGAACATACCCTATTATCATCCTCCCAAACTCTGGCTACAGTAAGAGTATCCAGAACCATCTTAAGGAGGTTATCTGTATCTGGTTTGGTAACTTTCCAGATTCTACCAGTACTCACAGTACTCCTCTGGAGCCTCTGTGGTCTACTGTGAACAAATGTTATCTGTATGCGGAGAGGACCATCAAGGGGAGTCCACCCATCTGCTAAGGTTGAGGCTATACTCTCAACAGCCTCCTCCTTATACTCTCTCGAAGTCTTAGGAGTGTATGTAGTACCTCTCCTAGTCATCCGAGGCCTTCCCATTGGTTTGGGTGGACCCGTTAGAATCCCTTGATAGCTTAACTTCCACATGTTTAACGTTCTAACTCTACCATTTCGGATAGGATAAGGTATTGATTTTCCCAATCCTCACAGATTAGCCTTGAGATTCTCACTAGACTGGTGATAGATGGTAGAGATTGACCACTGATCCACTTTGCAATTGCTCCCTTAGTTATCCCACATAGATCCGCTAGGTCCTCTTGGGTGTAGTCACTCCGATGGATTAGCCTAGAGAGTGTCTGTGGGAATACTGGATCTCTCAAAGCCTTGACCTTTTTCTTAGCCCAATTAATCATATCATCTCTAGAGTCTATATCTACATTACTATAGATTCTCCCTTGATAATGGAGTTGAGCCTCCCAGACCCAAGTACAATACACAGAACTCCAGTATCTATGAATGTAGCCAATCTTAACCCCTTGGAGATGTATCTCCTCACTGGGGCTCTTTCTATGACACATTTCACGGTATTGGACCCTACCATTCTCTCTAATATACTTTCTACGTTTGCTCATTCTGTACCTCCATTAGCAAATTCACAGAGTCCCCACTTTTCACAGGTTGGTTTCTCCGTATCAAATAAAAAGAATTGTGTTCCTCCTCTGCTAGTCATTGACCAGGATCTCATCTGATCAATTTTCCCACCTTTGAAGTAAGTAATATCATATAGATTCTCTAGTTCTCTAATAATAGAGATCCTATCCTCTGATATCTTTCTGATTTCTGCTTTCCTAGCCATTATACAGGGATAGCATCCTACTCTACTATGACCATTCAGATACAAAGCATTAGGAAGAACATTATGTCTATTGTGGATGTCTATAACCTGTTTTTCGGTCCAGTTTAATAGAGGTCTGTGTGTATAACATTCAAATGTATCAAAGTACTCCCATTCTTTATACTTAGACCTTTTAACAGATTCCTCCGCTCTTATTCCTACTAGATTAACATAGTCCTCTTCTAAGGTTCTTAGATACCTTGTATAGGGTCTTATCTTTAGTCTATCAGTACACCATTTGTGTGGACTCGCTGGAAATTTACCCCATTGTATTACATATCTAATAAAGTCACTCTCAAAGCCTAATTGATTCTCTAGCCTGGAAACTAATTCCCTGTTGGCTGGTGCTATCGCTACATTTGCTCTCAGTCTAATTATAGGTCCTATGTGATTCTCTAGATAATCTAGATATTGATAAGTTGTTAGATCCTCCCATCCTGTATCACAGAATACTCTAGTAAATTCTGTTATAGAGAATCCATTCTCTATGAGGTTTAAACACATAGCTGTAGAATCCTTACCACCAGATACAGATACTATGATTTTTGTATCTGCATACATCTCACGATAATTAGTCACTCTGTACCTCTCCAGTGATTATACTTTGGATAATCTCACTCATATTGGGATTCTCTTGGTTCCCTAGAGGGTGACACGGTTTAACAAACCACTTATCAGAACTCTCAAACATTAACTTACGGACTCTCACAGTCTCATTCTCAATGGTCTTTGTAGTGTTGAATAGATAGCCTACAGCAGTGAAGAACTGCATAATTTCATTGGCTGTTTTCTTTCCCTCGAACTGTGGGAGGTTGCTTAGTGTTGCTCCCTCATCATCTGTAGTCCTATCTGCTAAGGCTGTGCATATAATATGAAAAGGAAGATCTCTGATCTTACGGATAAAGGATTGCATTTTCTTAGCAAGAGTCCCCCATTCTTTAATAGAGAGTTGCTCCTTATTCCCAATAATCTCATCCTTAAACATCCTCTGGATCTCAGTTATTGAATCAAAGACCAGAGTATCATACTTATCTAACTTCCCTGTATTGGCTAGCTTGATAATCTCTCGTAGTTGTGGAATGGTGTTAATTACTACTATATCCGCTTGAGGGTTGGAGTGTCCTACACTCACCGCTCCATTAGCCTCCGTAAGCATTATCAAGGGCTTAGATGCTGTAGCTGAGAGCCAAGTCTTACCAGTTCCAGAGTTAGCCCAGATCAAGATCTTAGCGTGAGTGTGACCCTCTTTTAGAGCCTCTTTAGCGTTCTTAATTTCTATTGTCATTTGTACCTCATAAGTTTATAGATATTGTTTGAATAGAGAGTATCATTGAGGGGCTGGAGTCCATAGCCTTTTGAAAAGCTCTCCAAGGTCCCATATATCCCATAATCTCCATAGCCCTCTCTCTAGCCTGGGATTGGGTCTTGTGTAGTTCTGTCTGTACCTCCTTAGTAACTCTATCAATCATTACTAGGATGTAATAAGTCTGGATTCTCATACTCCACCAGCTACCACCATAGAGAGAAACACTAGCAGCTTAATCATAGGAGCAAAGAGGAGAGCCATTCCAAAGGCTATCCATCCCAGTCCTATATCCTTTCCCATCTTTCTCGCTTGATCTCTTGTCATCTTGTACCTCGTTTAATGTTCAATACCGTTTAAAAATTCCATAACTGCATTATCAATTTGATCTGTTAAGTATCTAAATTGCTCAGTAAGATCTTCGTAGTTATCTAGATTGTCTAATCTCTCTTGATATTCTTCCCCTTTTTCAGATTCTAGCCATCTTTCGCTCTTTTCCATCTGATAAGTTTCATCATCATCTCTAGCGCTGCTAATCAATGTTTCTATTTGATCAGCTATTTGGTTTCCCATATCTGCTAAAGGTGAGATTTCTTTCTCAATTGCTTTTCTTAACTTATTTACTGTTTTACGTTGCATCTTGTACCTCGTTTATTGATTTATTGGTTTATTGGTTATACTCATTGAGTATAATTAAGTATATGGTATAAAAAAGTATACTGTCAAGGATTATTATTATTATTTTTAATTAACTCCTTATTAGTTCTCTTTAGCCATCTCTGATCAGCCATCTTTAGCTCTGGGAGATAAAGCAACATCTCAAACACTAATTGAGTAGGTCTCCGATCCAATGACTCTCCGAATACTTCACACATCATCACAATGTTATCTATTCTAGGCAGATTGACATCTCTACCCCAAGCTCTAACAGAGTAGTGAGATACTCCGATCCTATCTGCTAGAGCCCTATATGAGTATCCTGTCTTACTCATATATAGCTCTATCCATCCTCCCAGAGTCATACTAACTCCGCTCTCTTTATGTGCTTTCTGTACCATCTTTCACAATCCCTCTTGAATCTGTCCTCTGTTGTGTGTAGCATCTTACCTATCAGTTTCCCTCCAGTACAGATCCTACGT